AAGGCACAACGTAAGCAGAAGCAACAAACTGCTAATGAGTATACCAGTGAAGTGTATGACGGCACATGGCGTAGACTATCCAAGTATATAAGAGATACACAAGTATTCTGTGTGATGTGTAAGACTAACGGCATCTATACTAAAGCCACACTAACCGATCATATTATACCAGTCCGTATTGATCCTACTAGACGTTTAGATGAAACCAATCTTCAAGTGCTTTGCACCGCTTGTCATTCCGTCAAATCGTTCGAGGATTATATTAAATGGCCTGAACTATATTCTAAGGCCCCTCTGAAAAAATCAACGCTCTCTGATGACGGCTCGCAGGCATAAATATGAACATGTATACGGCACTAAACCTACACAACAACCTGCTAGGGGATAGCCCCATATGGCTACAGAGCATGATTATACTACACCGCACCCTAAGTGCAATTTACACACTTACAACTTTTAACAAGGAGTGTGCCCTTGGCTAATAACTACAAGCGAGCTAGGTTAGAGTTGCTAAAACATGTAGAACGTATGCGAAAGATTGTGTTTGAAGAGATTTATAATGAGCTAAATGGAGATTGGGGTCATCCTTCAAGCGTGTCGATAGACGATTCAGTAAACAACCTGCTTGACGGCGCTGTTAAAAATTTTTGTCATTCGAACGATCAAACGTCTGTCGCCTACCCCGGATTAAATAATCAAAACTTAATAGATTTTCTTTTCCATACAAAATGGCTGTTCGAACTTACCAACAAAATAAAAACTCCTGACCAAATACTTTTGGAAAAACTACAAGGAAATAATCATGGCCGGTAGACCTATGATAACTACTGCGGAAAAAGAACTTAAAGGTTCATACAATGTAACTCGTGAGAATCCAGACCAACCACGTATGCCAGTTGAGATACCGGTTCCACCGCAAACCCTTATGACCGCTGCTTTACCTTATTGGAATAAGATGTGCCAGTGCTTGGAAGAGATGCACTGTATAAGTAAAGTAGATATATTCATAATACAGCAGTTCGCCGAAGCTTGGACTTTAAGAGAGCAATATTTAGGTAAGATGATGACTGAAGGTATGGTTCAAATTACTACTAACAATCGAACGGGTAATGTTATGCAGCGTAAGTCTTCATACGCTGAACTATTCTATATGAACGAGAAGCACATAGTAAACCTATTAAGTCAAATGGGTATGACACCAACAACAAGAGCTAAACTTGTAGCTCAGTTTAATAGCGAGGAACGCGGAACATCGGATGACGACGCTGACACCTTATACGGATAGAAACGCTGACTATTATACAGCTATGGTCTGGGACTACGCGGAAGCAGTAGCCAATAAGACCCTACCAGCACCGCGGTTTGTTAGACTAGCAGTTAAACGCTTCCTAACCGACTTCGATAAGTCCTTAAATGATCCAACTTACAAGTATTACTACGACCCATTAAAGACCTACAAGATATGCAAGTTCGTCGATGCTATGGTCTTGCTAGAAGGTTTTGAAGGCCCGTTCGTATTAGAACCGTGGCAAGCGTTTATCCTAGCACAATTTGGATGGGTTCATCGTTTAGGTGAAAAGAAAGGCTTCAGACGCTTTAGGCGGTTCTGGATCGAATGCCCTCGTGGAAATGGTAAAGCATTATCACTTGATACTCCCATTCCTACTCCATCCGGCTGGACTACTATGGGTCAAATACAAGCTAAGGATTGGGTATTCAGCGATGATGGTAATCCGGTTCAAGTATTAGCTGTAACGGATATTATGAATGACCACAAATGTTTTGAAGTTACTTTCGATGATGGGTCTACTATTATAGCAGATGCCAATCATTTATGGCAAACTAAAGCAGTGAAAGAACCTGAACGAACACATAGAACAAGTGGACGAAAAACTACCACTAAAACAACAATAAAGACCACACAGGAAATAGCCGACACACTTATGTCCACCTACCCTGGTGGACATACACAAGTTAATCATCGTATTGAAAACACTAGGCCATTATATCTGCCGGAAGCAGACTTGCCTATACACCCCTATCTATTGGGATACTGGTTGGGTGATGGAAGTAGCGCCGGTGCCGGACTTACTATTGGTGAAGAAGATCAGACTGCTGTAATCAACATAATGAAAGATATAGGCGTAGAACTTTATCCGACAAATTGGTCAAAACTACAATTCAGGCTTGATCCGTATGTTGGTTATGTTGGAATGAAGAACAATGTTAAGCGCGGAGAATACATCAACAAACTAATGGATCTAGGTGTAATCAACAATAAACATATTCCTGACATCTATATGAGAGCAAGCGTCGAACAGCGTCAAGCTTTATTACAAGGACTGATGGACTCAGACGGATACATTACTAAACTCGGCCAAGCGCAGTTCACTAACACTAATAAGGTCCTTATAGATCAAGTTAACGAACTTGTATGCTCACTTGGTATGAAAACATTTAGTGGAGATGGTTATATTCCTCAACAGCTACCCGGATGTGAACCAAACAAGAATGTTGAATTCTATCCTTTCTCCGATCAAAGAGTATTCAGATTAGATAGAAAATTTAGCAGACAGAAAAAGTATACATCGTGTTCTGTAAGATCAACGGTTAGATACATTACAGGATGTAAGGAAATACCAAGTGTTCCAGTCAGATGTATTCAAGTAGATGATTACCGGGGAATGTTCTTAGCTGGCAAGAATATGGTGCCTACACACAACTCCGCCTTTTCATCAGCAGTGGCCCTATACCTGCTTGCAGCGGATAGCGAGCCGGGTGCGCAGGTCATAAGTGCAGCTACTACGCACAACCAGGCCAAAGTGATCTGGGACGTGTCTAAGCAGCTTGCTGAGCACCCTGATACTCGATGGCTGCTACAGGACAAGCTGAACATAGAGACGATGGCGAAGTCGATCTTCGTCAGGAAAAGCTTCAGCCGCTTTGCAGCCCTATCAAAAGACGGCAAACGCTTTGACGGTAAGAACCTACATGCAGCTTTCATGGATGAGGCACACGCATACGACAACGACATACTTTGGAACGTTATTTTAACTGGTCTTGGTAAGCGTAAACAATCGATTATGTGGGCTATTACAACTGCCGGACCTAACTTAACGGGTATTGGTTATGAAGAACATAAGTATATTGTATCTGTGTTACTAAATGAGTTCGAAGACGACAGTTATTTTGGTATAATATGGGCTGCTGATGAAGCTTATAAAGAGATAGATGAAAGCGGAGTAGAGACAAACTACGAAGCTGATGATTGCTACACTGAAGCTACTTGGGAAAAGTGTAATCCTAACTGGCATGTGTCCATCGATAAGGACATGATTCGATCAGTAGCACGACAAGCAGTTACTTTAACATCCAAACGCAATAACTTCCTTACAAAGCACTGCAACAGGTGGTGCCGTGATAGCTTTGGTCTGTTCGACACTACACAACTTAACGCTCCACCAATCTTTAACAAAGGATTGGACCTATTAAAATTCAAGAACAAGCGTTGTTACATGGGCATCGACTTAGGTTCAGTGTCGGACATAACAGCTTTGGTTCTATTGTTCCCCGAAATCAAGAAAGTAGTTGATCCTGACGGTTTAGAACGTTCCGATCTTTACATTTCGCTGTTTATGCGAGCCTACATCACAAAAAATGCAAGCCGTAACTCATCTGTTCAAGGCTATAAAAAGTGGGTCGAAGACGGACAGCTTATTGAAACACACGGTGACGTAACTGATTATAATGTATTAAAGCGTGATCTACTTGAAGATTACAAACTGTTTGATATAAGAGTTATAGGATACGACAACTACAACGCAGCACAGCTTGTAACCGAACTAACCAACATGGGCTTACCGATGCAAATGGTAGGTCAAGGATTTAAGTATCTATCACCGGCTACTAAGGAACTACAAAGACTTATAGCTGACAAACGTATCGAACATAACAATACACTTTGGTCTTGGATGTGTGGTAACGCCGTCGCACTGCAAGACAACCATAATAACATTAAGCCTATTAAAGAAAACCCCAAGTCACATTTGAAGATTGACGGTTTAGCTGCTGCGCTCGATGCGTTGGTTCTTCTAATGGATAACGAGTTCGACGGTGATGTAAAGTTCATTTATTAATATTATAAATATAAGAATAACGATTACGGAGAAACTATGGCAATAGATTTGAGCCGACCATTAACCATTACAAAAAGAAATTCAGCCTCGTTTGAAGCCCCGATTGAGGCACAAAAGAACGGGTTGATTCCTTTTGAAATGCCGCAAGGCTTTGATGCTAACTTTTTAGGTTGGAGTTCTTTACGCGGCTATAGGACTACTGAAGCTGGCATACGTGTAACAGTTGAGAAGGCATTAGAACAGCCTACTTATCATGCTATCCTACGTAGAATCTCATCTGATATAGCTTCAAGTCCACTTAACTTATACGAACGCGATCCAGTAACAGGCGTAGTTAAGCGTATTTTTAAGCACAACTCATTAAAAGTGCTACGGCGCCCCAATGCTCGGCAAACCGGTCACGAACTTGTAGAACATTTAGTTTTTAACGCACTTGCACATGGTGACGGATCGGCCGCTGTTATTTTTAAGGGACTACTTCCTGACGAGGTCATTCCTCTTTTCGCTGATCTAACACGGGTTATAGAAGATCAACGTAATGGTAATCTATCTTATATTACTAATTCAAAGATGCTTATCGGCAAGAGAACACTACGCCGTCAAAATGCCAACCAGCTTAGAGCATATGCCGGTCAGGATAACACTATTCAAAAATGGCTCACTAATGATCCTGCTTCACAGATCAAAGAGCTATTACCAGAAGAGATAATCACTTTACGCTATATGAGCATCAACAACGGTATGTATGGCACTTCACTTACAACATGCTTATCGGAAACCATTGGTTTAGCACTAGCTTATATGGAAATGCTTTCGAGACTAGTAGGAAACGGCGCTATGTTCCAAGCTATTATGTCTGTTCCAGGCCGTATATCTGATGAACAAGCTGAAGAATCACAGAAGAGATGGCGTGATGTTCAAGGTGGACTACGCAACACAGGAAAGATTCCAGTTGTAGGTAACGGTGCTAAAATAGAAAAACTATCTATGACCCCTGCTGAACAGCAACTTGTAGAAACCATTAGAGAACTTGAACTAGCTATTGCACGAGGCGCAGGCTGCCCAGCAAGCTTAGTCAATCTACCATCTGATGTAAAGTATTCAAGCGTTGAAGATGACTTCCGTTCCTATGTACTAAAGACATTAAAGCCACTAGGCAAACAACTTGCTTTCATTTTTGACGATATTCTACTCACTTTAGAAGAACAAGAAACAATGTTTTTTGGTTTCGACTTTAGAGACTTAATGACACCACAAGAAAAAGACCGAGCCGATATTGGTATACAGTTTATGAACAACGGCATTATTACACCGGGCTACCTAGCACAACAGTTCGACTTTCCGGCCGACTTTGATGGTGCTGATCAACGTAGAATACCATTTAATACAGGTATTATGGGCGATCCAAACTCTAAAGACTTACAGCTTAAAGATCCAAAAGGTGACATTACATCTATTGTTCAAGACCCGAATAAAGAAAAACCAGAAAGCTTTGATGCTACACCCGGAGACGTAATAGAATGAGTTTAACTATACAACAAGTTAAAGGATTTGTTAAAGCAGGCAAGTCTGTATCGGTAGCCGATGGCTCACTTGTTAGATTATATCAAGATGCAGAAGCACAAGAACTAGGACCAAGACAAGTATTAGGATGGTTCAGTAAAGCGTCTGTTGATATACATGGTCACGTAGTAGTGCCTTCTGGTATCGACATAACAAACTTTGTAAAAAAGCCTACTATATTTTGGGATCACGACACTACTTTACCTATTGGCGAAGCATCCGACTTAGAACTTACAGCGGACGGCCTAAAAGGCATAGTTACATTCCTACCTGCTGATACACCCATTGTAGGTGAATACGCAGAGCTTGCGTGGACATTAATGAAGAAGAACTTAGTAGGGTTTTCGATAGGGTTTTCATTCATGAAGAATTCAACTGAGTATGATGAAGCATCCGATGTGATGTTTCTAAATCAAGCAGTTATTAAAGAGATTAGCGTTACCCCCGATCCGGCAAATGCTGATACTGTTCAAATAGCAATCGGTAAGCACCGTGCTATGAGTGCGGATATAAATACTTTACTAAATAACAAAGAACCTAACTGGATTGCAGAGTGGAAGTTTAAGCTTTCAGCCTTTGATCTATTATAAAACCTTTCGAAAGGAATATGTATAACATGACTCGTAAAGTCTTATTAAAAGAAAAGGAGGAAATGCTTACTGCACAGAAGTCCGCAAGGGCCGAAGCCGAAGCCTTCCGCCAAAGTATTTTTATGCGTAAAAATGAAGATGGTGATACAGAATACGTAGAACCAACTGAAGAAGACGCAGGTAAGTATGATGCACTTATCGCCAAGTTAAAAGGTATCGCTGCTGCTATCGAAGCTATTGGTAAGCAGGAAGATGCTGATGACTCTTCAACTGAAGAATCAGAAGAAAATAGTGCCGACTCCGACGAAACACCAGTTGATGACGACGAAGAAGGCAAAAAAGAAGAAACAACCGAAAAACACGCTTCATTTAGAGGAGGCTCCAAACAAGTAATGAGTAAGAATTTCAACATCAACAGCAAGTTTACTAACTTCAGAGATTTTTCTGTTGGTGGTGAACAATCTACACGTTTAGCCTTCGCTGAATACGTAGCAAAAAAGAACGGCGGAAGCTATCGCGCTGCTGCCGATTATATGGCTAAGAACTTCGGCGACGAAGCTTCTGCCCAAATGATCACTAGCCAACGTCAATACGCCGTAAAAGGAAGTCCAGTAGGACCTACTACTTCTACAAGTGGTACTGGTATGCTTGGTTTCGAAAGAACTCCTATCGAACTTTTAAGAGAAAAGAATGAGTTTTTAAGCCGCTTAGAACGCGTCAATATGCCTTATGGTAACTTAGTTTGGCTACGTCAAAGAATAGGTTCTACAAGTTCCTATGTTGGTGAAAACCAAAACCTACCTGTTACACAGAACGCTTGGGACTTAGTTCCTTCCACTTGGAAGAAATTCGGTGGTAAAACTTATGCTACTATCGAACAAATTGAGTTCTCTCCTTGGGAAGTATCCGCACAGGTTACTACACAACTCCAATACAGCGATGCACGCTTTATGGAAGAACAAGTTCTAGCAGGAACAGGCACAATCGGTCAGGTTCTTGGTATTTACGGAAACATTAATGCAACAAACCAGTTGACTTCTTCCGTAGATGCTATAACTAGCTTATTCACTGTTCAAACCATTGCTAACGACTTAGAACGCTTACACTTAGCTGTATCCTCACAAGGTGCCGATACAACTGGTGCATTCATGGTCACTAACAGAAACCAAACTGCATTCTTAAGACAGATCCGCGCTCCGCTTTCTGGCTTACAAGCATTTCCTGAAATCAGCACTACAAAGTCCTTCAATGGCGTAGAGTTCATCGAAACTATGATCGTTGGAACTGATGACAACAGTGTTGCTAAACAAGGAAACATTTGGTTCATTGCTCCTAAGCACGTTAAGGTCGCTGACTGCAACCGCTACTGGGTAGAATCTGATGACCGTGCAGTATTCAACGATAACGGCAACGTAGTAAGTTGTAAGGACAACGACTTAGTATTGTTTAGTTCTCGTGGTTACTTCGATCTTATGGTCGAACACGATGTTGTTTGCTCCGTATTAAAGACTAATGGTTGGGCTCTTAACAGCCAACAAGCTCAAAGATACTACGCTCAAGCAGCTACTGGCCTTGGCTTACAGGTTGCTCCAGGATCATTTACAACTGCTGGTTAATACTACGATTAAGGAGTGGGGCAACCCACTCCTTAATACTTCTCATTTTAAGGATCATCAATGCGAACTCAACTGATAACAACTAAGTCAAATGATATTGCTATAGACATGGACATTATGCGCAAACACTGCATGGCTTCCGATCCTTCAGCTATGGATCTATTAGAATTTTATGTGAGATGGGCTACACGTGATATCGAAAAATATATCCGAACACCTATCCTACAACGCGAATGCGAATATGTTATCAGCAACACGGCTGTAGAATATAACACTAATAAACATGGATACTTTATGTTATCCTCTGCGGTTTGGCCTATTTCATCTATGCCAAATTTAATAAACCTACCATTTTTAGTTCAAACACTAAATTCAGTAACAGTTATTGGATGGGATGGAACTCCGGTTGTTCTTGACCCTACCCAATACATTTTCGATAATACTGTAAAGCCTGCAAGAATATTATTTTTATTTTTTCCTGTATATGCTTGGCAGCACATAGTTTTTAATATAACCGCCGGTTTAGCAGATACTACTGACGATTTAGATGACGATGTAGTAGGCGCAATTATGCTTGCTGCCACATACCGTCGCGATCACAGAGGCGATGAAAACTCTGGTGATGCTATTTTAGATTCCGGTGCCCAATCCGCACTGAGCGCGTATAAAACTTATTCAACTGGTTATATGTATGACTAAAAAGAGAGCCGATAATCCTAATCCGATAAAACGCGCAAATATGCTTACTGTTCAGCTATTTCAGTATGTAGATGGTCAAGATCCAGTGACATTAGCACCTACAAGAATACAAACTAACATTCGTGAGATCGGTGCAGCTATATCCCCTGTAGGCGGACAAATGTATTACGAGAATATGGCTACAGGAACTAACATAGATGTATCGCACAGAGCATTTATTGACTTCATACCAAACGTAGATCAGACTTATCATATTATTAGACTATCTTATATGAATGATAACACAGTTCAAACAGAAGTATTTGCAGTGAGACGTGTAGCACCTTGGGAAGGTAATCGTAAATATATTGTGCTTGATTTATGGGAAGAGACAAAGAGTCAATAATGTTAGAAATAGAGGTTCCTTCCAGTATAAATTTAGATTTTAATAAAGGCGTAGTCCGCAACGTTATGGCTACTATCGGTCGAGTGGGTAAGTTCAAAGCGCAGAACGCAATGGATAACAGCCCACCAACAGGTGCAGCTTACGCAGCTTGCAAGCGAACGAAAGCCGGTAATGCATCAAGTCCAGGTGCTCCACCAAGAAAGCGAACCGGAACACTGCGTAAAGACATAGTGGTTAAAGCAAAAGGTTCAGTAGTTACACTAACTACGAAAGACGAAGCATTTTATTCAAAGTTTCTTGAAGTAGGTGCAGTCGGCGGTGGTGGTAAAGGCCGAGGTAGAGGCAGAAACAAAAAAGTAAATGGTAAGGTAAAACCAGTTACTAAACGAGTTTTACTCCCTAGACCTTTTATACGCAACTCACTTATTGATGCAGCTAAAGAAGTAGGACCTACAATGGTTAAAGCACTCGAACAAGGACTAAAGTTAAAAGTATCAAGAAATAAGGTTAAAAGATGATTGATCCATTACAACCACTTTACGACAACATAGTAAAGAACATTTATAATGTAGCTAGACCGACTATAGCTTACGTAAGCACGGCCGGTTCAGTTGATAATATTATGTTAAAGAAGAATGCTCAGTTACCTGCTGCGTTTTTAGTTGATGCCGGGTGCAAGTTTGAAAAAGATAGCGTGAGTAGAGGTAATTTTAGACAAACGGTCACTCAATATTTCCGCATTGCAGTATTTTTAGTAAGCACTGAACCGGCGCAAGGCAACGTTATATCAACCAACGTGGCTACTCCTACTGCGACTATACCGCAAATACGAGCAGCTTTATGGTCTTCGATCCTTAACTGGTATCCTGATACTAATCTACCCCTAATGCGTTCTGCTACGCCGATTTATGCAGTAGAAGATATGCCTTACGAAAATGATCAAGGTTATTTAGGACATATTTTTACCTTTGCTTGGGACTACATTATTCAAGAAGAAGATGGTTGGCAATATCCAGTTACATCTCTTGTTGAGATTGATGTTACTACAACTAGAGTTACGAACATTTATGATCCGAACCTCTAAAAACCCTAAGTATAAATAACTTGTGGTCTTTTATTTTTTATTTTTTGATTGGAGGCTAATTTATGCCGAATATACCTAACTTGCCATCTAACTATCGCTCTCCTGGGATAAACATTGCTAACGTCCCAGCAAACGGTGGTGGATCAGTTGGCGCTCAACCCACATACATTTTCGGTCAGTTCCTAACTTTTTCGGGCTGCACGACTGTAGCTAACTACCCGGTTCAAGTGTTTCAAACATCAGATGTTTACACTGTTACCACCCCAAACTCCATGCTTTCAAACGAGTATGCTACTTACCGCTTAAACGATCCTGTTGGTCCCGTTTGGTTGGTTCCGATTGCTGACAACGCAGCAGGCACACAATCCTCTGTAGCTATTACAATCACTGGAACAACTGCTTCCGCCGGAACGGTAAACCTTTACATAAACAACACCCCTGTTCAGGCTTTGACCGTTAGTGGTGATACATCAACAATGGTTGCATCTAACTTAGTTGCAAGCATTAACTTAACTACAATGATTCCGGTAAGTGCTGCGGCAGTTGGTGGTGTAGTTACTATTACAAGTCTTCATAAGGGTATCACAGCAGGTGACTTACAAGTTTCATTAAACAAAAATGGAACTGCAAATGGTGAATTTACCCCATCTGGATTGGCTATTACGATCGGTGCTCTTACAGCCGGAACTGGTGAACCAGACATAACAACTGCTTTAGCTAACATCGCTAACGTTGACGGTTCATTCTTCGTAAACCCATACAACTTATCTACAGCTTATACACAAACTAATACTACTTTTAATGATGCTACTGGCCGTTGGTCCCCAACCGTTCAAAAGTATGGTGACAGTTTCAACGCTACACGTGGAACACAAAGCTTATTTGGAACAGCGGCTGCGGTTGCTGCTTATGGCTTAACTGTCAACGCAGAACACATCACTACTATTGGTATTATGGATTCACAAACTCCAGTTTATCAATGGGCTGCTGCTTATGCCGGTTTAGCTGGCTCAGTCGTTCGTTCAAATCCGGCTGCTCCGATTGTAGGACAGCTTTATGGTGTAGATGGCCCAAGCATTCTAAACCGCTTAACCCGCAATACAGAAAACACTTTACTTTACAGCGGTATTTCTACAATCAAAGTAAAACAAGATGGTTCGGTATGGCTTACTCGCGCAATCCAGAATATCCAAACTAACACTAACTGGTTAAACTTGGAAATGGATTACAAGCTTGCTTACATCGACACTGATTTAAGAACTGACTTACAGACTACTTTTATCGATACTGGATATATTCTAGTAGCTGATGGAAACCCTGTAACACCCGGCACAAACGTAACAACTCCTTCACTTATTCTAGCTCACGTATGGGGCAGATATTTAGGTTATTGTTTCGACAATATTGCTCAGAACTTTAGTCAGTTTCAGCAAAACTCATCTGTTTCCGCTAACATTCAAACGGGTGTAGTTACACTTGTTCTACCATGCCAAACTGCTGGTGAACTACGTCGCATCCAAATCATCAATAACTTTTCATAAGGAGTAGTTTATGGCAGGCCCAATATTTTTAACAGGTATAACACTTTTCCAAGTCGGGGGTCAAACTCTCTCTTTAGCAGAAGATAACGTTAAGTTCGAACTTGCTACTAAGGAAAGAACCCCAGTGATGGGTATGGACGGCGTAGTCTACTACACCGAAAAGCCAATCCCCAACAAGCTTTCGGCAAGTGTTTATGTACCAAAGACCGTTGATCCTACAACTTTCAACGCAATGGTGAACCAAAACATCGTCGTTAAAGCTGACGGTGCAGTTACATTGAACGCAAATAACTTTGCTTCAACTGGTAACTGTTCATATAATCTATCAGATGGCAAATTAGAACTCGAATTTTTCGGAAACGTAGTTACTTTTTCAGCTAACTAAGAGTTATAAATAACGCTAGTGGATGGGGATTAAACCCCATCCACTAGCCCCAATCAAAAAAATAAAACCCCACAAAATACTAAAGGAAACAACTATGACTACACCCGCGACTGATAAAAAAGCTAAGAAGTTCGATTGGCAACTTGTAGATGGCACTATTGCCCCTGAATGGAAGTTGAAGTTGGTTAAGCCGCTTTCTAATGGCACAGTATCTCTAACACTAGAGGAACCAAGCTTAGACCAAGGCGACGAAGCTAGGAAGTTATATGTCTACACAGATGAATCTAAAACAAGCTATACAGAAGCAAGCGCAAACGCAGCACTAAAGCGTTTAATCTCACTTATCACTAAAGTTCCAGAAGACATTATCGGAGAAATGAAGCAATCAGACGCTATTAGAGCTAAGTTGTATTTGGACTCATTTACTGATTTTTTATTGAAGAGCCTCTCCGTATAACTTATCTAGTTCCTAAGTTTAAGGATATGGCAAGAGAGTGCATGATCTATTACCATCAACCCAGAAGTGAAGTATTTAAGATGCGCTTTTCGGACATATTAGAAGACTACGAATGGGCAGTAGCACGAAACAAGGCTATGGACAATACGGTTATAAATAATAAAAACACTAATCCTCCACCTGACGATAATCAAAACGAAACACAAGCCGAGCGTAATAGACGTTTAGTTTTATCTATGATGGCGCAGCAAAAAGCAGACGCTCAACGTGCAGGTGGTCGCAATGTCATATATGAGTAAAGGACTGTAATGGCTGTTCAAGGTTATTCCATATCTATTAAAGCCGTCGATGGTGCAAGTTCAGTAGTTAAAAAACTAGACTCGAACCTGAAGAACAGCGGCAAAGGTGCAAAAGACTTAAACGCCCAGTCTAAATCATTCCATGATGTTATGACTAAGGTTGGTAAGAGCACAAGTTTTAATAACTTATCTAAAGCTACTAAGGAACTTACTACAGGCGTTCTTGGGGCAGTAAGCAATGTCACAAAGCTTGCGGCCGGTCTCGCAGGCATAGGAACTGTAGCATCTATTGGTGGCATTATAGCTGCGACTAATCAGTTTAGTAACTTTACGCGAGCTATTGATACTAACTCACGTGCTATTGGTATAGCACCACAAAAGCTTGAAGCTTTTCAGCAAGTAGCTGAACGCTCCGGCGTTTCGGCTGAAACTGCAGCATCTAGCTTACGTGGTATGAGTGCTGGTTTTAGAGATGCTTATGTAAATGGCGGACAAGCTAGACAGATATTAAATGATATCGGTATGTCTACTGAAGACATCGGTGCTGCGATGAAAGATCCAGTAGAAGGTTTTAAGAAGCTTATTCCACTACTAAACAAGCTTCCTGATGGCCCAATGAAGCAACACGTCATTGAGATGCTTAAAATGCAAGACTTACAACCTATTCTCAACGATGGAGTTGATAAGTTTGATGATAGATGGAAGCAAGTTCAGCATACATTGAACTCCGATCAGAAGACTATCGATACAATGAAGGATCAGAAGGATGCGATAGCCGGGCTTACGCAAGAAGCCGAACACTTAGGTAGATCATTACTAACAACCGCAGCCCCTTCAATAACAACTGTAGCAAACTCGCTTAAAGACGAACTTGCACAAGCTATGGACCCCACTGTTAAAAACTTGGATGAATGGATAAAAAAGAACCAAGCTCTAATAGATCAAGATATAAAGACTACTATTCACGATATAGTAGCGGATGTTAAAGAGTTATGGCCTCATGTCAACAACGTAGTTAAAAGCTTAGGTGGTTGGAAGACTTGTATGGAAGCTTTTGCTGTCTTTATGGGTGCAAGATTCGCTGCAAGTATATTACTACCATTTATACAAGTAGGATTCTACGCAGCTAAAACACTTGGTGTATTAAAAGATATATCAGGTATAAAGTTTACTGGCGGTATGGGCGCACTTGGCTGGCTTGGTGCAGCTTACTTAGTAGCTACGGAACTACCACCCCTTCTCAATAAAGCAGCTCACGCCTTACTTGATGATTCAGCTAAAGACTCGCAAGCCTGGAAAGATGCTCATCCAGGTGAAGTAATATCAGGCTCTAAAGGCTTACAAGGTTCTACAGCAGGTGGTCAGCCAACAGCAGCAGTCACTAACCAAGGATCAAAGGGTGGTCGAGGTGGCATAGCATCTTCCGGACATACGAGCACAACACCAGGTTCTGGTTCGGGTCACGGAGGTGGATACAAGTTCAGTGATGATGATGGTGATATAAGCGCAAAATACGAGTCTGGTGGTCGAGGTGTCGGTACTATCTCAACAGGTGTCGGTGATAAAGGCGGCGTTAGTTATGGCACACATCAGTTAGCTAGTAAAACGGGCACTATGCAAGCTTTCGTCAATAGTCCTGAAGGCAAGGCGTTTGCTGCTAGTTTCAAAGGCTTAACTCCTGGTTCCCCCGAGTTCAACGCAGCTTACAAGCAAGTGGTAGCTACTAGTGGTGATGCTTTCGAGAAAGCGCAAAATGCTTTTATCGGCCGAACACATGCACAACCTGTATTTGATATGGCACAAGGTATGGGTTTTGACACATCCAATCCGGCCATACGTAAGGCACTTTACAGCCAAAGTGTTCAAAGTGGACAAGCAGGTAATAAAACTATATTGGAAAATGCCAAAGCATCCGGCGTGGATATGAATGATAGTGATGCAGTTATTAAAGCAATTTACAAAGCACGAGGTGATTACGCAAGTCAATATGCAAGCGGTAGCGCCACAAGAGACAGATACGCACGTGAGTCTAAAGACGTTTTATCTGCTAACCATCAAGTAGCACCGCTAAAGCCGGTTGCACCACTTACTGCACCGAATCAAGTTGCTACAAATGATTCTAAGACAGAAACACACATTGTAGTAGATTTTAAGAACCATCCGCCCGGTATGAAAACTACAACTTCGACAAAAGGTAATGCCGCCGTAAATGTTAAAACCGCTGCCAGCTTTGTCGGCTAGAATGTTTAGAAAGGATAAATAAAACATGCTGTCATTCATTCCTTTGAGTTTCCGGGGCATCCCTATTACTGCTTTGTCGATAGAGGACTCGGTTACTCCGAACAATATTATACACTTCGGGGCGTATTGGAAAAAAGCTAAAGTAGAGAACTTAGGTAATAAGCCAAGAACTATCAAAGTTGACGGATTTATTGGCAACAGTATGCTTTCCGAACTTGAAGTTATGATACTTAAAGGCTTAATTCTATCACCAGGACACGGCATACTTACAATACCGAATATTGGTATCCTCACAGTCTGCGTTACTGGTAGTCCGGCATTTACTACATCTTACGAAATGATGCCGATAGTAGGTGTTAAGCTTGAATTTACAGAAGTGGATAATGGAATGGGTGCTCTACAGGATGCACTCGGCGGTATTATGCCATCTGCTATTTCAGACGCAGTATCCGACGCAGAATCAGCCGTAACCGGCGCAATGGGATCATTAGTATCAGCGGGGAGTTCACTAATATAAAATGGCAACTACATCAAACACTTTAAGCTTATTCGTATCTAATGTCGTAGCGTTTGGCACTACTCTCGCTTACAACGCAGCCCGTATTGGGCACGTAGAAGACGGGGCTTCGATTTATGTTCCTAAAAACTACACAGTATCACGTTATACTAATATACCTACTGGTGACAACTTAAAATCTATTCAGTCCGCGTGTGCAAGTGTTCTAAACCAAACCGGGGTTACAGCAGTTATGAATGCTGCGGTAGCTGCTTTAGAAGTTGTAGATGACAATAACATATACCAGACACAATCTGACGGTGAAACCCTGCTTGCTGCTAACTGGTCAAATGTTATACCACTTTTAATCACTTATATAAATGATTTACAAGTGCTTGCACCTTACGACGTAATACCTGTGCTATTCTCACTTACGCAAGCTGTTCCTGTAGATGGCACTGCTTATCCGCCGATGCTTTATATGATCGTGCTTACAGTACTTGCTACAGCCATTACAAACTATAATCCACAGTCTGCAAACGAAGCACAAGGATTGCTGCTTCAATACATATCCCTGTTCGACACGACACAACCACTTATTTCGGACTTAGGGCTTTCGGACGCAGTAAACGCGCTCAACGCGCTACGACAACAGGTTTGCGGCTACTTACAACAAATGATCGCACAACGTCCTAAAGTCCTGTCTACCACGCTCGCAGACACTGTTCCGGCTGTAGTTTTGGCTTACATGCTGTATCAGGATGCATCACGCGATTTGGAACTTACAATGTTAAATGATGTCGATGATCCTATGTTTATGCCACTTGGAGTATTTTATAATAATGTTTAATCAACCAGTTCAAGATAAAGTTTTAGTTAAAATAAACGGACAAGACCTAACCGGATGGACCGAAGCTTCCATTACAGCTGGTATTGAACGTATTCCTAGATACGGCAGATTAAGCGTCACTTGGGAAACAAACCAAGGTCTTTATAAAAATGGAAATAAGCCACTTGCTCCACTTGGCCTACCAATAACAGTGTCACTAGGCTCAGAAAAGGTTTTAACTGGTTATATGGATGTATCAAGTGATCGAGTATCAGAAGGGGAACATTCGATCACTTACAACGTTCGTGGTGCATCGTGTGATTTAGTAGACAGCACGGCGGAGTTCTTTAATCAAAACCAACAAGGGACTTTAATGTCTGAACTCTATAACGTGACGATTTTACAAGCGGTTTCTAAGATGTCTTCAGTTTACAACGTGAATGTTATAAGCACAAACCCTCTTACTAACACTATATTCCCGGGTGCTTTGAATATAAATGTGGGGGATGCAGCATTTACTGAAATAGACTATTTGGCTAAGTTTACAGGTTCACTCATATACGAAAATGCAAATGGAGATTTAGTGCTTGGGCTTCCGGGAACTGAGCCGGCATCGACAACATTTCTCACCCATATGAATGTATTAAGTAGTGAGTTTATAAATGATATAACAGGCATATATAGTGAATATGAAATATTTGCGCAAAGTGCAATAGAAAATACCGACATACCGAATCTTCCTACAAATCATATGTCGATTGGCGCTGTATTAGATAACTTTTTCGAAAATAGATTATCTACAAACGGCAGTCATAGAGTTCGTAAATACCGAAAGATTCAGGATCTAACTCTAAGCAGTGACATCTATAACCGAAATAGCGACTTTAACTTTAATCCACAGCAGTTATATGCTCAATGGCTTGCTAATAGAAATAAAGGCCACGCACAATGTATGGAAGTTGAAGTATTCGGATGGCGTGACGATGCCGGGCAGCTTTGGCGTCCTAACCAAATGGTCAATCTAAAGTTTCCACTTCAACATCTTAACAATGTAACTTGGTTAGTAACTGAATGCACATATACGTTAGCTTATAATGGCGGAACTACTACAAGACTTACACTGATGCCGAAAGAAGCATTCTCAGTAGAACCAGTTTCAATACCAATGGATACAGATGTTTGGGAAGCTACTTATGGTAAAAGGTCAACCCAAACATCAGCTAATACAAGCGCAGGGTTCGTATAATGAATAATAAACAGCTTAATGAACTAAATGATTTGAAGGCACGGGTTCAACGACTTGAATCTAAATCACAACACTCGGTTATGCAGGCATCACAAGCTGAACCGGCACTTGCTACGCTTACAGCTACAACTCGTTTAAGCATTGCAGGTAATGGGCTTGTCTCCAACGTTGGTATTCATCAAAACTACGGTTTCGCTTCTATTCCGCTTGCTGGTGCGATGCATACGATTGTCAACTTTGGCGGTATAAATGGCAATGGTAGATCAATATCAACTGCTGATGAGCGTTATAGACCAATCGGTTTATTAGCCGGTGACAGCGCAATGCACGATCAGCGCGGTCAACTTATATGGATCACGAACAATACTATAAATATAGTAGGAACTGGGACTATAAATATAACAGCACCAACAGTCAATGTTTACGCAAGCACTGCCGCAAATCTCACTACAGCACTTTATACGATCAATGGAAACGTACAAGTAAATGGTGCAATAGTATCAACTGGTAATATGACAGCAGCAGGTATTGATATGGATACACATCATCACACAGGTGTTCAAACTGGTTCAGGAAATACAGGGGGTCCGGTCGGCTAATGGATATACAACTTATTCAAAACAGCGATACGTTCGACCTTGATTGGGAAGACCCGATAAATTTAGCATCTGTAGTAGTCAACTCACTTGAGCAAGACGTAATCGACATGATTATGTATGCGTACTCTACAGACCGCGCAGTCGATCAGAACCATCAAGGTGTAGTAGGAACGGATAGAAGAGGCTGTTGGCAAGATTCACAAATCGGACAATCCGGCAATCTATTCTGGCTAGCACTTATGGGATACACAACAGGTTCTACTGTGCTCGCGTTTATTGAAGCAAGTGCAGTACAAGCTTTAGATTACATCTATCAAAGCGGCTACATAACACAACCGGCTGAAATAAGTGCTTACTGGGTCTCATCTGAAACCATACAGCTTAATACAACAGTTCAACTAAATACCGGCACCACGCTAACCGTGCCTTATGTGATATAAAGGATCAAAATGCCTATTATTCGCCCTTCTTATAATCAAATATCTTCTTCGGGTTGGACCGATTTCACAACTGCACTCGGCGTGCCTGTTCAAGCAGCCTCAAGATTGGGTTCACTTGGTAGAGCACTTTTTAGAGCTATTGATAATGGATATCACTATATTGACTCACTTTTCAAGAATTCTATTCCTTGGACAGCTACTAGTGGTTATTCAGATGGATGGGCCGCACTTTGGGCTGTTTATCGAAAACAAGCCGCATCTGCTGGCCCTGGTTCAGCACTTTTTGTAGTCAACGGCGCAGTTACTATTCCAGCCGGATCGATCTTTAGCGGTCAAAATTCAGTCATTTATACATCCAACGCAGATGCAGTAGCAACAGCAGCAGGCACACTCGTAGTGTCTACTCTTACAACTGAACAAACAGGATCAATAACTAACCTTTCAATTGGTTCTGCTATCACACTTAACAATACGATCCCTAACGTTGTAAACGCTGGCACGATCATATCAATGACAGGTGGAACAGACAAGGAAACTGATGCTGCGCTAAACTTGCGTGCTCAACAAGCACGATCCGCACCTCCACATGGTGGTGGAACAGGTGACTACATCAGTTGGGCAGAAGCGTGCCCGAACGTTGGTGTCACTCGAACTTGGATATCAACAGGTATGGCCCCATACGGCCAAGTTATAGTGTTCATATGTATTGATGATGGCCTTCATACTTGGGGCATTCCAAACGGAACAAATGGCACCTCGACCACTGAAACACGCGGCGGTGCTACTTTTGCGACCGGCGATCAACTTGCGGTGGCTAACTACATTTATCAACCCTACCAACGCCCTGCGACAGCGTTCGTGCAGGTTTACGGACCGAGCACTACAACTATAGCAGTGACGGTTCAGACCAGCTACAGCCCTTCTGCTCCGCCAGTTGCGATGCAGAGTGCAGCCTTAGCGGCTATACAATCTGAACTTGTAAGCATCGGCACCCCTCTTGGACAGACCATTTACGAGTCGGCTCTAAATACGGCTTTAGTTGGGGTTATACCGTCTTACAACTTAACGATCCCCACTAGTTCAGTGACCATACCTTACGGAAGCCTCCCCGTAGTTTCGAGCATTGCGTGGAGCTAAATACATTATGACACAAGACATTGCCACTTATACAACTCAACTATGTAAATTTTTACACAACGGAGATGGATGGCAAAAGATTCCAAACACGAATCTTTTTAACTCAGTTCAGCTTTTTGTTCCTTCTTTATTGCGTTGGTTGGGTTATGCAGAAGTGCAGCAAGTTGAGTGTTTTCCCACAACAACGGTTCAGAACTTAGATATGTGGTCAGCTTCAGTAGGTATACCGGGTTCCGATTATCCGGAGACACTGACACAAACGCAGATCAAAATGTTAACTGTTTTACGTGTTACAGATTTAGGTGGTCAATCACCACAATACTTTATCGATTACGCAGCTAAACTTGGATACTCAATAACCATTGAAGAGTTAAGTGTTTTAAGAGCCGGGTTTTATGCAGGGGCAAGATGTGCAGACACTTACGGTGATTTTACTTGGATAGTTCACGTAGCTAACGCGCGTTATACACCATTAAAAGCGGGCTTCAAAGCAGGTCAGCCATTGGGTGTAAATACAGATATAACTTTACTGGCTTACGAGTTTAATAGAATTCGGCCAGCTCACACTAACATATTTTTCACTGCTAACTAAGCAAAGGATTTTAGATGGCATCAGGTTTTTTCCCCCCAAATGACAACACATCCGTGCCGGTTCAACCTACGCCTAAAGCAGTTGGAACACCCGGTTATTTTACAGATGGTAATTTAATTTTAGCTGCTACTAACGTAGACTGTGACTTCTTAAACGGTTTAGTAAACGAGTTTAGTACTTTAGCGGCTGCTGGCGGCGTAGCTTTATCTCCGTCTTCACCAAATATGGTTACTAACATTAAGAACTTAATCACACAACAAGGATCGCTTTACGTTAAGATAGCAGGATCGACAATGACTGGTAACTTAATCACCGGTCAAAATTACGCAGCTAACAGCGCAGTATCAGCTTTATCGGTTCAAAACGGAACTTACAACTTATCTATTTTGCCACGTAGCACAACGGTTTCAGTTAACCCGATTGTGGTAGCTGGTGACACAGTTCTATCATTCACAACTGGCACGATAAACACGGGCGCACTCGTCATAGCACCTTGGGCTTCTGGCACTGCTGGTGGATTACGCATTGATAGCGCAGGCAACGTAACAGCATCTGAGAATTTAAGTTCACAACAAGCCTTCTTTCTACAAAACGGTAACTCGAATAGATGGGGATTTGCTTATACTGGAACAGAATCTGGCTCTAACGCAGGCTCCAATCTACAACTTATATCATATGCTGATGCCGGAACTTCATTAGGTGTGCCTTTAAGCATAGCAAGATCGACTGGCGTAGTTAGTTTTTCAGCAAGTCCTACAATCCCTACTCAAGCACTTTCCGATAATTCTTCAAGCGCAGTAAACTCCGCATGGGTAAAAGGGCAAGCTTACGCTCCCATAGCAAGCCCGACTTTTACTGGCACTGTGACTGTCCCAACTCCAGGTGCTAGTGATAACACAACCAAAGCAGCTAATACAGAATGGGTGCAAGCATGCTTCTTACCAGTTTTTAACCCTGTCATACAAGGCACTGCTATAGTTGGCACTCCTCCTTATCTAGATAATACATCACGCCCACCTAATACAGCTTGGGTTAACGCTTACTTCGCATCACTTACAAGCCCGGCTTTTACTGGGACACCAAGTTGTGCAACACCGGGTTTTGTAAATAACGGACAGATGATCAATACAAACTGGCTGTTCACCTATTTTGCAAATTTCTGTGCTAACCAAAGTGGTACTTGGGGTAGTTCTTGGATGAGATTCCCCAGCTTCTTATTTGGTGGCACAGCTCCCATCATAGTCCAATTTGGAGTAGGTGGATACTACGGCTACAGCCAGGGTTATAATACAGTAAACTTCAACATAACTTTTCCTAACACAGCATTATGTGTAGTTGCCAGTATTGGTTATAATCACGGTGGATCGGTTATAGGTGGACAACTTAATGGTTCTACCTCTTCATTTACTGTAGGTTGGGGTATGAATGGAAACACCACGACTTATGCATCAGGTGAATGTTATTATTGGATGGCAATAGGATATTAAAGGGATAAAATATGACGACATCAATCACATCAACCGTTTACTACAGTCAAACTACAGGCGGATTTTATGACTCATCTATAACCTACTCTTCAATGCCTACTGATATAGTAGTCATAGATGCAAGTATGATACCGACCTATCAAGATGCACAAGCGCAAGGCAACACACTACACTTAGTGAACGGAGTAGTAGAGATATTCACTATCACTCCGATGATTGTTCATCAGCAACGCGGCGCAGCGTCTAAAATAGAACAAGCTAAACAACAAGTTCTATTAAACGGATGTCCATTCCAAAATAAATACGTATCCGTTGATAGTTCGAGTAGATCAGATTTAGGTGCCATCGCACAATACGCTCAAATGTCAATAGCTGGTGCAGCAAGTTGGACACCTGCTTATCAAACAGGATGGATAGCCACTGATAATAGCTATATTGCACTTCCTACCCCATATGATGCTATCTCTTTAGCGACCACCGCTGCTAACTGGTATACAACGATTATTACAGAAGCCCGCACTTATAAAGACCAAGCTTTAGTAGATCTTAACCCATCAACCGTAGTAGCTGCTTATCAAACAGCACACGGCTTGCCTACTTCGTAAAGGAATAACATATGGTTTGGCGAATAGACACAACTACGAATACCGGCGTTTTATCGATGCCTACAATAGTCGGCACTCCGGGCTACTTTCAACCCGGAAACTTAACAACTATTCCTACACAGGTAGATTGGGGTTGGCTTAATAGAGTTCAAGAAGAACAAGCTAACGTAGTCCTCGCAAGTGGACAAACACTAAATCCTACTCTTTATAATCAGATGGCATGCGCTGTTTCTATTATGAGCAGTGTAACAAGTTCAAAAATAACTTCCGCGCTTGGATTTACCCCCCTTAGTTCAGTAGGTGGCACGATGTCACCGGTCTTAATAATTACTACAAATGCTTCTGTATCGGGTAATTTAACAA